ATGGGCAAGTTGACGGCGCGAGAGGCGGAAACCAGCAAGCCGGGGCGATATGGCGACGGCGACGGCCTTTATCTGGTCGTATCGAAAACCGGCGCCCGCAAATGGGTCTTTCGCTATTCATGGCGCGGCAAGGTGACGGAAGCCGGACTTGGAAGCCGCGAACTGGTCGGCTTGGCCGAAGCGAGGGCGAAGGCGCTTGAAACCCGCAAGATGGTCGCGGAAGGCAAAAGCCCTATCGAGGCGCGGCGGGAAGCGGCAATAGCGGCAGCGGCAAAACCGACCTTTGGCGCGATTGCCGATGCGTTCATTGCGGCCAAGTCGGCGGAATGGCGCAACGAAAAGCACCGGGCGCAATGGGCGATGACGTTGGAAGTTTACGCCAAGCCGTTGCGTTCGCGCGCGGTTGATGAAATCGACACAGCGGCAATCCTTGCAGTCTTGCAGCCTATCTGGCTCAAGAAGCCCGAAACAGCGTCACGGCTTCGCGGGCGGATTGAGGCGGTTCTCGACGCGGCGAGGGCGCGCGGTCATATTTCAGAAGATCGGTCGAACCCGGCGCGATGGCGCGGCCATCTCGACAAACTCCTAGCAAAGCCGACAAAGCTCGCGCGCGGCCATCATGCGGCAATGCCCTATTGCGAGGTTCCTGCCTTCATGGCGCGTTTGCGCGAGCGCGATGCAACGGCGGCGCTGGCGCTGGAATTTTGCATATTGACGGCGGCGCGGTCTGGCGAAGTGCTGGGCGCGCGATGGTCGGAAATTGATCTGGCCGGCAAGGTCTGGACGGTTCCGGCAACCCGGATGAAGGCAGGGCGGGAACATCGCGTTCCCCTTTGCGCGCGGGCGCTGGCGATCCTCGAAACGCTTTCCGAGGCGCGGACAGGCGATTTTATTTTTGCCGGCCAGCGGGGGGGAAAGGGGCTTTCCAACATGGCGCTGGAAATGCTCTTGCGCCGCATGGGGGCTGACGTGACGACGCACGGCTTCCGGTCGGCTTTCCGCGATTGGGCAGGCAACGAGACACAATTCGCGCGCGAGATCGCCGAGTCGGCGCTTTCGCACGTCATCGGCGACAAGTCCGAACAAGCCTATCGGCGCGGCGATGCGCTGGACAAGCGCCGCGCGCTGATGGACGCATGGTCGCATTATTGCGAGCCGAAGTGCGCGTCCAACGTGGTGCATCTGGCGGGCAAAGGCAAGAGCTGACCGCCTCGCCCTTGCGACAATTGAACATTTCGCGTCAACATGACGCAAAACCCGGAAGGCCCGAAGGCGGGATAACGGGATAATGCGCCTCTATCCGCCACCCGCCACAAGCCTTGGACCATCGCCCCGCCGCAGGGCGATGATCGAGACCGCCCGAGCCGATGAATGGTGTTGAAAAAGACTGTTCCCCATTTGTGCACGCGCGCCCGCCGCTGTATATTCAGCGCGCGCGGATAGGAGGCATCCGACAAGCCGGGACGCATCGCCCGGTTTCCGCGTCTTTCTCCGATGCTTGCGGATGCGCGCAAATGAAAAAAGATAGTTTGCTTGAAACGCTTGATAGCATTCCCATCCCGTCGTCAAAATTCTTGCCAGAGTATCAGCCGACCGAAAAGCTTCTTGCCGAAGAATGCGAATATGGCGGAGCACTTGCGCAAATTATATATGATATGAGGAACGCTGCTCTACTGGAATCTAGCCACTTGAACTTGACGGAAAAGAGCGAAATACGTGGAGCTTATCGTCAGCTTAATTGGGCTTTGCGTCGCGCAATCTCGCAGGAAGATGCGCACAAATTTGATCGAGTAGTGTTTCTTGACGCCATTCGCGACGCGCTTGTTATCGGCACCCTCGCCGGTGATAGGTCAATCGTCACGCGAATAGAATCCGTTTCGCGCGAGGCGGGGCGCGAAACTGTCCGGCAAGTTCAAAAAAGCAGCGGAGCGCGGGGCGGCGCGAAAAGCGGCCAGACCCGCCGCGCGAAGGCAGAAGCAACATGGATTGCCCTTGCGACCAAATTGATAATCGACTGCCGGCGAGCAAATAAGGGGTTTTCGCAAGACGATGTTGCCTCGGATGTTGCCTCTGGTTGGAAAGACACAAAAATCGAAGTCCCTGGGCACAAATCCCTTAAGTCATTGATTTCAAATTTAGAAGAGCGCCAAGTTATCCCAAAAATGAAACGAGTTGGGAAACGAAGGGTCTTCGAGTAGTTACCTGAACAGCCTTCGCGCCAAAGACAACGGCGCGCAGTCTCAAGCAGGATGACGCCATCGTAACCCAAATGGGAAGATGGCGGATGACCAGTCAAACTCTCGATAAGACTTTAGAGCGCCGCGCCTATCGCGTGAAGGACTTTTGCGCGACGCACGGCGTAAGTCGCAGTTCGGTTTACAAGTTGATGAAGGCGGGCAAGCTGCGCACCGTGCTTGTCGGCGGTCGCAGGCTGATCCCTAAAGACGCGGCGGACGCTCTCTTGACCGGCGGTGCGAAATGAGCGCCACCAGGTATCTACGGAGGAAACCGGCCGCCCACTATACGAATGACACATATGGCTTCGGCACGCCGAGCAGCTTTGCGCAGTATGCGTCGCGCGGCGATGGCGGCCCGGTCTTTCGTTACGCCGGAAGAATTCCTGTGTACGCGATTGAAGACCTCGACGCCTGGGCGCTCGCCAAGTTGAGCGAGCCCGTTTGTCAGACTCGCCGCAAGGCCGATCCCAAATTGGGGGAGGCGGAATAACATGCGGCCACATAAGGAAAACCCGGTCTCGCTGGCGGCGGACCGGGCTCCGAATTACTCGCTTTGCGTGACGGCTCGCGATGGTTCGGAAGATACTCAAAGCCCGCCCGAAATTCAAGCTTTTCGTGCGGCGTGGATCGCCCGCCGTTTGCGCTTGCCTTTGTCCATCGCGGCGGCGCTCGCCACCTTGGCCTTTGCGGAGGCGCGCGCATGAGGCTCGATCACCACGCCCAAAATCGCCTTCGGTTTCTCGCAAGCCGAATTCACGCCCTCGGACCACGGCCGACATATGAGCTCTTCAGAGAGCTTGCGGAGGGCGCCGACCTGCTTCCGCGCCTTGAAGCCTACGCAGCCATGCGCCCGGAGATCGTCCACGCAACCGGTGCGGATCGCTTCCCGCCACGCGCCCGCATCGTTGGGGGCGCCAGATGAGGCGCCTTCATCTTCCCAATCGCCGGCCGCACGAACTTCATGAATTTGAGTTTCGCGGGCTGCGCTATTCCGCCGGCATCGGTCGCCATGAGAACGGCGCCCTGGCCGAAATCTTCCTCGATTGCGTCAAGGCGCAGTCACAGAGCGCCGCCGACGCCCGCGACGCTGCTGTGTGCTTGTCGATCGCTCTTCAACATGGAGTGCCGCCTGAAACCATCCGCAGCGCCGTGGCGCGCGACAGCGGCGGCGAACCTTCCGGCATTGTCGGCGCGGTCCTCGATCTCATTGCAGAGGGGCCGCGCTCATGACCCACATCATAGGAATCGACCCCGGCGTTAATGGCTCCATCGTGGAAATGACGCCGCAAGGCGAGCTTATCCAGATCCACGACATGCCCACGCTTTTGGACGGCGCCAAAGGCCGCAGGGCGATCAATGCGCCGCTGCTCGCCGCCATCATCTACAAGTCGCAGGCGACGAAGGCTTATTGCGAACTCGTCGGTCCTCGTCCTGGCGAGGGGGCTGTCGGCGCTTTCGGCTTTGGCCGTTCTCGCGGCATCATCGAGGGCGTTCTTGGCGCCTGCGGCGTTCCTGTCGTGATGATCGCGCCGCCGGTCTGGAAGCGCGCTGCAGGTATCGCAGCGGGCAAGGAAAACAAAGACTCGGCTCGATCCGTCGCTATCGCCAGATGGCCAAGCCAAGCCGGGATGTTCGCCCGCAAATGCGACATCGACCGCGCCGAGGCGGCCCTGATCGCCGTCGCCGGAATGATGCGGGAGACGCGCTGATGACTCCTAAACTGTCTTCACGGCTCTCGAAGCTGTTTCCCAGACTGGCCAGCGACGCCGACGGCGAAATTATCGCCACCGTCCGGGCTATCCGCGCCGCGCTGCAAAGCGATGGCCTCGACCTTCACGACCTCGCGGCCTGCATTGCCGGCGGCGAGGTCGCGCCCACCATGCGCCCGGCTCAGATCGCCGGCGCGCCGTGCTGGAAGTCGATCTCTCATCAAGATCGCGTGGGGTGGATGAAGCTGGTGCTGGCGGATTCGACACTCGGCGAGCTCGAACGCGACCGCATGAACGACCTAGCCGGCCATCTTCGCTCTGGAATCCGGTTCTCACCTAACTGGCGCCGCATCCGACTTTTCGATGAGCGCTTGGCGCGCCTCCACGCACAGGGGGCGCGCCCATGATGTACAATCTTCGCACCATAGCCGCCGCCCTTGGGGGTGAAGTCGCCTGCGGCCAGGTCATTGCGCCTGGGCCGAACCACAGCCCCCGCGACCGCTCCATGACCGTCAAGCTGTCGTCGACGTCGCCCGATGGCTTCGTCTGCTTCAGCCATGCTGGCGACGATTTCCGGGATTGCCGTGATTATGTCCGCAACCGGCTTGGCCTCGACCCTGATGGCTGGAAAAGCGCCGCAGAGCCGCCAATTCGGCCGGTTCACAAAGTGGCGCGAGTTGCGCCAGAAAGTTCGGGGAAGTCGGAAGCGGGCGCTATCTGGAAAGCTAGTGTCGATCCTCGCGGAACGCTTGGCGAGGCATATCTTCGCAGCCGTGGCCTCGACCTTCCCGACGAGCTCGCCGGCCCGGTCCTGCGCTGGAATGTCTCGATTAACGCCCTTATTGGCCTGTTCCGGAATGTCCACAGCAACGAACCGCAAGCCATAACCCGGATTTTCCTCGACGGGGAAGGGCGGAAGCTCAAGCGCATGTTTAAGGGGCCTGTCGGCTGCGCCGCCGTCATGCTCGATCTGCATGAGGACGTAACCTACGGGGTCCACATCGGCGAAGGCGTCGAGACGTGCATGGCCGGCCGGCAACTCGGATTTAAGCCGTCCTGGGCAGTCGGCAGCGCGGGCGCCATCGGAACATTTCCGCTCCTCTCCGCCGTCAACAGCGTGACCGCCTTTGCGGAAACTGACGACAACGGCGCCAACGCCAGGGGGATTGCACAGCTTGTGGCCAGATGGAGCGAGGCAGGGCGCGAAATTCTCGTCGTTACGCCGGAAGTCCGCGGCGACATGAACGACGCGCTCAACGCGAAAAGGAGGACGGCATGAATTACCCGCCCCCGCATCCTGAAGATGGCCGCGTTGTCCGCGTCGAGAGATACAAGGCGGCGCCCCGGCGCGCTGGCGCGGTCGCCATCGATGATGGGTATGAACCGCCAGGCGCGCCGGTGGCGCCGCATGAGGTGAGCCGCCCGGCGCGCATCGTGGCCAAGCCTTTCCGCTGGATAGAGCCGGCGGCAATTCCGCGCCGCCAATGGCTCTACGGCCGCCACTATATCCGGGAATACGTCTCCATGACCGTGGCTCCTGGAGGCGTGGGCAAATCCTCCCTGTCCATCGTCGAGGCCTTGGCGATGGCGAGCGGCAAAGCATTGCTCGGAATCGAGCCCTGCGAACGTTGCCGCGTTTGGCTGTGGAATGGCGAGGACCCCCAGGACGAAATAGACCGGCGCGTCATGGCTGCAGCCATTCACTACGGCCTGACGCCCGAAGACTTCGAGGGCTGGCTCTTCACCAATAGCGGCCGCGAGACGGAAATTGTTCTTGCGACGCAGGCCCGGAATGGCGCCGTGGTCGCTGTCCCTGTGGTCGAGGATCTCACCGCTACCATCCTGGCGAACAGGATCGACGTCGCCATTATCGATCCGTTTGTCTCGTCCCATCAGGTGGCGGAAAACGACAATCCTGCCATCGATCGCGTTGCCAAGACCTGGGGCAAGATCGCCGGCGCCACGAAATGCGCAATTGAGTTGGTGCACCATTCCCGCAAGGCCAATGGGACAGAGACCAGCATTGACGACAGCCGCGGCGCATCATCGCTTTCCGGCGCCGTGCGATCAGGCCGCACCCTCAACGTCATGACGGAAGGCGAGGCCGAACAATCCGGCGTCGAGGCCCGCCGCTCTCACGTGAGGCTCGACAGCGGGGCAAAATCCAACCTGTCGAAGCCCCCGGAAAAGGCGTCCTGGCTCAAGTTGATTTCTGTCGACCTAGGTAACGGCGACGAGGTTGGCGTCGTCACCGCGTGGAAATGGCCCGATCCGCTTGAAGGGCTTTGCGTCGACGATCTGCGCACCGTGCAAACGGTTGTCGCCGACGGTGAGTGGCGGGACAGCATCCAGGCCAAGGACTGGGTGGGCATCGCCGTGGGGCAGGCCCTGGGCCTCGACGCAAGCGACAAGCGAGACAAGGCGCGCATCAACGCCATGCTCAAAATCTGGAAGAAGAGTGGCGCCCTCGTCGTGGTCAAGCGGACCAGCCACAAAGGCAAAGATCAGCCATTTATCGAGGTCGGAAATGCGGTCTGACCCCCACCTTGATTTCTGGCTCGAAACCTTCCCCACCCCCACCCCCACACCCCTATAGAAGGTGGTGGTGGGGGTAGGGATTGGCCCCCACTTCCCCCACCTTTCCCCACCCCACTTTTCAAGGTGGGGCTAATGATCGACAGGCGGACAGTTCATGAGGAGTCGAGCAAGGCGAACAGAGCAGATGGCGAACAGGCGCACAGAGAAGGGCAACGGGGCGGATCGGCAAGGCTATGGGCTTATCCAGTGCCCAAATCGGGCGGGTCCCTCTTGGGGTGGCCTAGGGGACGCGGCGCGGGCAGACCGGAAAAACGCCAGTTGGCCCTTCTTTTTTTTGGGGTGACGCAAATGACAGACGATAGCGGCGACGAATCCAGCCTATGGCTTAGCCTCTCCGATCTCGCCCGGCAGCGTGGCATTACAAAGCAGGTCCTTTCCCGCCAGGTGACGCGCTTTGAAGGCATGGGGCTGATTGAGACACGGGACGGCAAAGGCGGGCGAAAGCTGATTTGCGTCGCGGACTTCAACCGGGCCGCGAATGCGATGGCAAGGCGGCCAAGGCGTTCGCCGCCTCTCGATCCTGCCGAGGCAATGGCGCGTCGAAACGACACCCTCACGGCCGCCGAAACGCTAACCCGCGAAAACGCGCGTAAGGCGGCCTATCTTGCCGATCTTGCCAAACTGAACCTTGAGGAGAGGCTCGGCCGGCTTGTCGTGCTGGATGACATCGTCTCGGCGACGGTCCAACTCGGCGAAACCATCATCCGGCAAATTGACCAGCTACCAAGCAGAGCCGAGGAATTCGCCGCGGCTGTCGCGAAGGATGGCAAGGCGGGCGCCCGCATGATGCTCAAAGACTTCGTTGCAGACGTTCGGGAAGCGATCTCGCGCGACCTTGCTGCGCTCGCCTCGCCATCGTCTGCCGGCGATGAAGCAATTCAACATGGACGCGCCGTTCGTTGCTGATAAGCTCACGATATCTTTGCAGATTGGAGGCAGAGCGTGTCGTGGTGGATCGTGGCTGTGACGGGAGTCGTCGTAATCGTCGCGACAGCGTTGCTCTGGTGGTGGGTGCCAAAATGGCAAGCCGACCGCTTGAAGCTGATAATCCGTGATCCGAAGGCGCGCGCCGACCTCGAGGATAATTTTCGTAAGACCATGGGTCAGCTTCTGGGTGGCGCGGCGGTGCTGATAGGCACCGGATTCGCCTATTACCAATCACAACTCGTACAAAAAGCAACCAGTGATCAGCTCCAAGCAACATATGTCCAGATTACTAGTCAGCAGGTTTCAAAGGGCTTTGAGCAGCTAGGCAGCAAAAATATTGTTCTCCGGCTAGGCGGTATTTATGCTTTGGAGGGCGTAATGAACACCTCTGAGCAGTACCACCAGCCAGTGCTTGAGGCTCTGTGCGCGTTCGTGCGCGACGCCAATTTCAAAATCAAAGAAAAATCGCTGCCTTCGTTGCCTACTGACATTCAAGCAGCGCTGACGGTAATAGCGAGACGAAAACAGGGGTTAGGTCGGGTAGACTTAAGTGACGCTCGCCTGTTCGGTGCTGCCCTTTTGGACGCCGACCTATCCCGCGCCAACTTGACCGGCACCACCCTGACCGGAGCACACCTGACCGGTGCCACCCTGACCGGCGCACACCTGTCACACGCCGACCTGGGCGGTGCCCATCTATCCCGCGCCCACCTGACTGACGCCAACCTATCCCACGCCGGTCTGTTGGGCACCGACCTGCTCTTGGCCGACCTATCGGGTGCACATCTAACCGGCGCCGACCTTTCGTACGCCGACCTATCCCGCGCCAACTTGACCGGCGCCGACCTGACCGGCGCACACATGTCCGGCGCACACCTGATCGGCGCCAACTTGACCGGCGCCAACTTGACCGGCGCCGACCTATCTGGTGCGACGGATTTGACCCAGAGCCAATTGTTCAATGCATGCGGGGATAAGGAAACCAAGCTCCCTAATGACAGAACGATAAAGCCGTGCAGCCCCTAAGAGTAGGTCATATGCGTTAAAGCAGCAGGTTCGGGGGCGCCGCCATTTTTCAAATAATTCCAATCCTATCAGCAATTATGCGCTGGCCCGTGCGCCGGCCCGGCGTGGCGGCAAACCACTTCTCAGGCGACGACATCGGCCTTGAGGTCACGCTCCTGAGCTTCAAAGCCAGCGACCTGTTCGATGGTGGATGTTCTCGCATAGCCGATCAGCATGGCCGGTTCCTACCGTTGAATTCAATGACATTGTGATAACAGCCTATCAAAAAGGCAAATCTAACTTGTGTGAGACGAAAAAAATATTCGCCGCCGCAGATCACAGAAGCAGGCCCTAACGATAAACAGGATTGATTGAAAGTGTACCGCGTTTACTTGCGCTCTACTGAGCTAAGTATTTGATAATATTGAGTTTTCAGCGATTTATTGCTACAATCCATTTCAGATGATTTGGACAAGAGGCAACTTAAAATGGACAAACCCGCCTACTTGATCAGCGATCTTGTCGCGCTCGGGCCGCTCGGCCGCTCGAAAATCTTCACCGAAATCCGCTCCGGCCGCCTGCCGGCCCGCAAGGCCGGAAACAGGACAATCATATTGGCCGAAGACTTTGCTGCCTATCTGGCCGGCCTCCCGCCCGTCGAGCCGCAACCCACTCCCAAGAAAAGGACTGCATGAACATGGGCAAGAAAATCGACCTTGTCGAGCCGGTTCCAGACTGGTTCGGCAAGCGGCTTCTGGCGCTGTCGCTGGCGCCGCCGCGCGGTCGTCATCTGATTTACGGCAACCCGCGCACCTGGATCACCAATGACGACGGCGCCGTCTATGCCGTCGAAAACATCGACATCATCAAGCGTTATCTCGACGCTTTGATTTGCGATGAAAACGGCGCGGCGCTCGATGGTGGCTCGTCCATCCTGCAAGAACTTTCGCTGGCCGATTCGATCCAGTTGAAAGACGCGCTATTCGATTTTTTTACCGAAGCCGAGCGCGCGATCTTGGCGAAAAAATCGACGCTCTCGTCTTCGATTTCCGCGTCCTGACGCTCTCCGAAGCCGACGCCCTCACATTTGAGGAAATCGACTTCCAGTTTTCGCGGCTGCTCGGCTGGATCAAACGTAAAAAGAGGTAATCTATGGCGACTGTTCTTGAAGCCAGAGCCATTATCACGGCGGAAGACCGGACAGGCCCGGCTTTCGCTGCGATTGAAAAGCACATTGCCGCCATCGGTAAGCAGGCTACGGCGATCAATGCTGTGTCGCGTCAAGTGTCGAAAGTCTCATCCGGCGTCGCGCAGACCTCGCGCGGCATCGCGCAACGTGCGGCCGCGCAAAGCCAGATGGGCGGCATGGGCATGGGCGGCGTTGGCCTTGGGGCGGTGCGCGGGCTATTGCCAGCCATTGGCGGGGCGATGGTCGCGCACGCGGCCGTGAAAGCCTCCGTTGCCCGCGCTCATGAGCAAGTCCGCATGGAAGCGGCCGGCATGACGCGGGCTGAAATCGCAGACGCGCAAATCGAGTCGGCCAAGCTGGCGGCGAAATTCCCGTCGCTCGGCCAGACTGAAATCATGCACATGCTGCGCAATGCGCGATCTATCGTCGGCTCCTATTCGGAGGCCGCCGAAATCATGGAACCGCTAGCAAAGCTGCGCATCGTTGCACAGGCTGCGCGCCCCGGCGAAGACATCACCGAAGATTTCGACAAGCTCGTCAAGGGTCTCGAAATCAAGGGTGTGACGCAAGACTTGCCGCAGTTCAAGCGGTACATGGAGGGCATGGCGAAAGCCGTGAACGTGTTTGGCGACACGTTGAAGCCCGTCGATTATTACGAAATGTTCAAGCTCGGTCGTCAATCGACCACGAGCCTGAGCGAAGCATACATGCTCAAGGTTGCGCCGACCTTGGCGCAGGAATTGGGCGGCCCCGGCGCCGGTGTTGCTCAGTCGGCCTTTCATCGCGCGATTGTCGCGGGGAAGATGGACAAGGGCGCTCTTGCTGCGATGCAAGAGTATGGCCTGATCGATCCGAACAAAGTCGTCAAGAAAAAGGGCGGTGACCTCGCTTCTGTCAAGCCAGGCGGCATCGTGGGCAGCGCCCTCGCCGCGCTCAATCCTTACGAGTGGGTCAACCAAATCCTGCTGCCCGCGCTGGCGAAAAAGGGCGTGGTCGATCCCGACAAAATCCAGCAAGTCATCAGCACGCTGTTTTCGAAGTCCACCGCCGCGCAGATGGTGGGCATCTATGCGACGCAGCAGGCCAGGATCGAAAAAGACGCGCGCATGGTCGAAGGGTCGAAGGGGCTTGAAGCCGCCGACCTTCTCTCGCGCAAAGACCCCCGCATTGCATGGGACGGCTTGAAAAACTCCGTTGGGTCGCTCGCCGGAACGCTTGGCGAAGGCACGGCGACCGCGCTTGCTGGCCCCATGACCGACATGGCGCAGGCCATCGCCGGCTATACCGCACGCCTTGAGGCGCTTTACAAAAAAGACAAGGAAAACCCCGACGCCATCGCACCGGCCGGTCAGGACGGCCTTAACCGCACGATGAACCGGCTTTTTTTCGGAACCGATTCCGACAAGTCGATGTCGCAGGCCAAAGCCGAAGCCGAGCGCAAATACCGCGCCGGCGAAATGGATCGGCTCGATCTCGATTTTGCGCAAAAAAGCGAAAAGCTTTGGCGCGCGGGCAAGATCGACGCTTTCAACGATCTGAATGGCGCCGAATGGCGCCGCACCGAGGCGCAGCACGCATCAGAAGCGGCGGATGCTGCGGTTTCGGGATATGGCGCGGCGTCACGCTTCCCGATTCATGGCGGCCCGCGCGGCGCGGGCGGGCCACCGATCCTGGGCTCCGGCGCTTTCTCACCGTCGCTCGGATACGGCAATTACGATGCAGGAACGGGCGCCCCGAAACAATCCCCGTCCGAACAGATCGCGGAAGCCGTCAAGAACATCAAACTCGAACCCGTAAGCATCACTGGCGAAGCGACGGTCACCGGCAATTTCACGGTCGAGGCGTCGTCTGAATTCATGCGGATCGTGGAAAAGGCCAAACAGGTTTCAACGCAAATGCCGCTGTCAACGTCTGGCGGCGGCGGGACAAGTTCAACCGGTCACCCCAACGCCGCCCTCGGGCCATCCATGCCAGAAGCCGCCCCGCGCGGCCAGTCGGGGGGGCTGTGATGACCGTCGCACAATTCAATCAACCCGCTCATGAAAGGAAAAAAGATGGCTTTCAATTTTGATGCCTTCCGCAAATTGGTATCGCGCGCGCCGGCTTCGGCGGCTCCTCAGCGTTCAGACGTTGATTCCGCCATTGCCGGCGCTTCGGCGGAGATCGCGCGCGCCAGTTCGGAAATCGAGCGCCTCGACCTCGGGCGCCATGAAGTTTTGGTTCACGGAAGCGACGAGGACCTTGAAGCGCATGACACCCTTGTGGTCGCCGAAATGCGGGCGAAAGATCGCGCCGAGGCCATGAAGGGGAAGCTGACCGGCATCCTGGCGGAGATCGATGCGGCGGCGCGGCTCGGCGAAATGGAGCGGCTGCGCGGCGACGCGGAGCGGGCGCACCGTGAAGCCGTCGCGGCGCTGAAAAAATATCCTGCCCTTGCTGCGCAAATCGTCGGCGTCCTGGCCGCCGTCGCGCGGGCCGACGCCGCCGCTCAAAACTTCGCCGCGGAATATCCAGACGAGCAACCAATCGGCGACGCCGAAACCGCAGCGCGGCGCGGGCCGGCTCAGCCCGGCTCATGGACGCCCGCCCGACTCGACGCGAGCGTTTTCCTGCCGGGCTTTTTGGCGAGCGATGCTCCCATTTATGACGCCAGAAACCGGGCCGACCTGCTGACGCATGCGCCTGATTCGGACGAAAAAATTGCCCGCCGCGTCGCGTAAATCTCACTTTTTGAAAGGACCAAATCCGATGAATTACCAGGACTTTTCGCCCCGTGCTCAGCTTCGCGAGGCGATGGCCGATGGCATCGTGATGCGCGCGCTTGGCTATGTGCCGAATGGCAAGGGCGGCGCTCCTAAGGTCGCCAGTGAGCAGCGCTCGCGCGAATTCGCCAACATGCCCCTGTTGGAAATGTGCGCCGAACTCGCGGGCGTGCGCAACGCGCACCAAATTCCGCGCCACCGCCTCTATGAGGACCTCCAGCAGCGGTCCATGCTCGGAAGTTCCGACTATCCGCTGCTTCTCTCGGCGGCCGCGAACAAGTTCCTGCTGGCGCAATATCAGTACCAGCAGCCGTCCTATCGGACGTTTGCAGCCAAGAAGGTTTTCAACGACTTCAAGGCGCACAACTTCCTGCGCATCGGCGATTTCCCGATTTTGGAGCAGTTGTCCGAGGCGGGCGAATTCCGCAATGGTTCGATTTCGGAAAACCGCGAACAGGTCTACGCGTTGACCTACGGCAAAGTTGTCAGCCTAGCGCGACAGATGTTCATCAACGACGATCTCAGCGCTTTCGCAGACCTCGCTGGCGCCGCCGGCCGCCGCGTTGCGGACTTTGAAAACTCGATTGCCTGGGGCATCATCCTCTCTAATTCCAAAGGTGGCCCCACGCTTTCCGATACTGGCGCCCTGTTCAACTCGACGGCAGTCACCACCGTCGGCGGCCATGCTAACCTTGGATCGGCTACCGCCATCACGGTCGCGTCGATCTCCGCCGGCCGCGTTGCCATGCGTCAGCAAAAGAGCCTCGACGGCATTCCGCTCAACGTGAATCCGAGCATCATCGTCGCCGGGCCGAACAAGCAAACCGAGATCGAGCAGCTTCTCTCGACCTCGCTGCTGGCGACGCAGATCAGCAACGTCAACCCGTTCAACGGCGGAGGCATGTCCTTGCTTCGTCCGGAGATCGACGCCTACATCACGGACAACGCTTGGTATCTGTTCGCCGACCAAGCCGCCGCTCCCACCTTCGCCTGGGGCTATGTCGCAGGCTTTGAAGGCCCGCGCTTCGCCATTGACCAGCCCTTCCGCATGGATGGCCTGTCGCTCAAGGTCGCGGAAGACTTCGGCTTCGGCGGCATCGACTTCCGTGGCGCCTACCGCAACCCGGGCGCGTAAAGCCCCGTGGAAGGGGGAGCGCCTTTCGAGGGCGACGAGAGCAGCCCAATAACGAGAAGTCCGCCTCCTGGCTCCCCCCGCTTCCGAGCGGCACCTCGGGTCAAGGCGGGCAAGCTCTCACAAAATAGAGCGCCCGTCCCAGATGTACGGGCGGCCGTACACGCCGGAATTGGCCGTGGGGCGAAGCGAAGAGGACAGAGTTATGCGGCAAACCGTCGCATTCAAGCTTGTTCAGGCGCTCGGCATCGCGGCGAAGCATGGGCGGGTTGGCGACGCGGGCCGGCGCGGCGGCATCAGAGTTTGGAAATTGTAGAGCTACAGGGGTGGTGCACCGACAGGCAAAGGCAAGTAAAAAGGCCTATGATTTTTGTCGGCACCCAATTTCAACATAGGTGAGATATGGCGCCGCAACGAGCTGAGGTTTCCTCGCTAATCGGAAGCTTGCGTGAGTCTTTCGGATGGTCCGGCTCAAGGACTCTTTTGTTGGAACCTGTCAAGACCTATGTTACAAAGGTTACGCAAAAGATTCGTTTTCGCGTGGCGAGCCGCTCGGGGTTTGGGAGAGGAAAATCAATGACAAGAAGCGAAGTGCTTCTCGCCATTCTGGCCGCATCTGAAGGGCGCCCCTTTACGCCAGTGCAAATTCAAAAGGCGGCTTTTCTCGTAACGACGAATTTGCCGCGCCTGGTGAACGCTGGCCCAAATTTCGGTTTCGTCCCTTATGACTATGGTCCGTTTGACCAGTCAGTTTATAGCGAGGCTGAAACGTTGGCTGCGCAGCGTGATGTTGAGATAACGCGGCGCGAGGGCGTACGTTGGAATCAATATGCCGCATCAGACAAGGGCATTGAACGAGGAACAAAAATTCTCGATAAAATGAGCGAATCGCAACGCGATTATGTTAAAAAAATCTCGCAGTGGGTTAGGGCGCTTTCGTTTGAGCAACTCGTTAAAGCGATTTATGCACAATACCCTGACATGAAAGAAAATAGTATTTTTAGGGGATAAAATTGACGATCATTGTTGGCGTTAAATGCACTGATGGCGTTGTCATTGGTTCGGATGGAATAGCGACATCGACAGCCGGTCAACAGCCGATAATGCAAATTCCATCAAATGATAAAATAAAGATATTTAACAATCAGGTGATTGCGGCTGCTACCGGGTCCATCGGCTACACGCAGAGGATGCATTTCCATTTAGATAAGGCTGTCAATGGCGGAGGGTTTCTAACAACAAAAAGAAACGAGCGCCCTCAGTTGTTATGTAAACGATTTATAGCTGATCTACAAAGCAGTATGGCGCAATTTAGCCCTCAATATGGATTTGGATTTGGAGCTTTGCTTGCTACGGCTATTGATGATGATCCTTGTCTAATTGAATTCAGTACCCACGATTTTCAGCCGGAATTCAAAGAAAAGAAATTGTTCTATTGTGCCATCGGGTCAGGCCAGCCGCTGGCTGATCCATTTTTAGCGTTTATATCAAGAGTATTGTGGAAAGATACGCTTCCAGATACTCGTCTCGGTCGGTTTGGTCTGTATTGGGCGCTCCAACACACGATCAATTTGGCACCTGGCACCGTTGGAGAGCCGATCAAATTATCTGTTTTGCGCAAGGGTGATAGCGGCTGGAACGCACACATTGTTGACGATACTCAAGAAGCGGCCCAATTTGTTGCGAGCGTTGAATCTAAAATTGGCGGTGCCATTGCGGAACCGGATAGCTTTTCCGAAGATATTCAGGTACCACCCGAGCCCCCGAAACCGGCTTAATTTTCGCTGCGCTGCCAATAGCCCTTCCACTGTGGCGAAATCGGATACGCAGCGGACGCGGCCGCAATAATAAGGAACTTCTCGCCATTGCTGACGCGGCGATTGTTCTCGCGTCGCAGGCCTACGACGCCTCGCGGCCGGTCGCTTCGGTTCCGGTCCTGCCCTTCCAACGCCGCCCTTGCATCGACCTGTACGGCCCAAAACCAATGGCTGGCGCGAGGCCCATGACCCACCTGATAGATGCGCGCCAGTTCGCGGCCGTCGCCTGCGTAAAGCCTCCAATCATCATCGCGGATCGATCCGTCGGACGTGCGGATGTCTGCGCGACGCCACTTCATCGTCGGGCCCTCGGTCTCGCCGCGGCGCGATTCGGGGCGCTCAGAAGGCTGTTTAGCCGCTCCTCGTCATCATCATGGCAAAACAGCGCATCGAAGCCGCCGGCCTCGTGGATGTGTTCGATTGTTCCGGTCCACACGATTAGGCCATCTTCGACGGCGACGACCTCGCCGGGCGTACCATAAGCGGACGCGTTGATGTAAACGCGGGCCATCAGTCCGCCACGATCTTCTTCAGCCTCACGCCAGCCCCGCCGCCGTTCTCCGGGATGAACTCGACGCCAGCGCCTTCAAGGGCGGCGCGGATTTTTTCGACGCTGCTAACCCTGGCGTCCTGCCCTGCTTCAAATCGATTGACGGTGTTCACACCGACGCCAGCGGCGACAGCGAGTTGTTGGGTTGTCCAATCTAGGGCCGCGCGGGCCATTCGGCATTGAATCGACTTCATGCGGTGAAACTATCACCATTTATGGTTGACATCAACCCGCAGACGGGCTTAACGTTAGTGGTGTAAATATCACCACTTGGAGCAATCCCTATGTCGAAAAACACCGTTTCGGCGAGCGCTACCGGCTTGCCTATTTCCGGCCATGAACTATCCGCCGCCATAATGGCGCTGACCAAGGCGCGGGCAGAAAAAACCCCGCTGGATGCTCTCATTGAAGAGCATCGTGCGGCCTATGTCGCCTTCGAGGAAATTTGCAACTTCAGCGATTACGTCTCGGAGGACGATCCGAGCTATCCAATTCTTGAGGCCGAAAATGATCGGCGCAGTGATGCCGAAGAGGTGGCGCTGGCGGCTGTTTGCGCTTTCCCGGCCCGGACGTTGGGCGACGCCGAATCGAAGGCCCGATACATCCTGAAACACATGCGCGGCGGGTCTCAGCTCGTTGAAGAACAGGTGCATGCGCTTTTGCGCTCGTTCCTGTCTGTCGGCGAGGACCAAGCCGAAGGAGGCTGCAATGATTCCGAACAAGACTGAGCGGCAAATTTTCATCCTCAAAGAAATCCATTGCCGGATCGACGCCATCAACGCTGCTGTTCAGGGCGCCGACATGAACGACACGAGCCAGCAAAAAGGCATTTCCGGCTTTTTGGGCGACGTGTGGTGCAAGCTGGACGATTTCATCAAGGAACTCAAAGGCGAGGACGCCAAGGAGGACGATCAATGACCGCGAACATAGCCAAACTGCTCCATCACCCTAGACGGGCGCACAATCTGGAATCGGCCGAAGAGCATTTGGGAGCCGCGCAAAATTTGGCGCGGGCGCTTTGGCTCCTATTGGACTCCGAAGGAGGGTACAACGGCGAAGACCCGCGCGACGCGCAGGCGTTGCAGCAACTTGCTTCCGCCGTCGCTGATCACGCCAGCGCCGCGAACGTCGCCTATCACAAGGAACTCGGCGAACGGACAGGGAAGCGCGGCGCGGCGGCCTGA